ATTATGTTAGTGAAGTTGGCAAGCACGTACAAGCACCGTTCCCTGCTCGTTTGTATGTGCCCCAGGCTGCTCTTGTCTACGCCCGCACCATTGCTGTTGGTGCCGCGCGTGACGCACCTGGGTTTGCAGGCCATTTGGCTGCAGTTCGCCTTTGGGTGGTTCGGCACTTTCCGAACTTATCCAACATGGACATGGTTATTATGTTCGTGGCTTTGCAAGCATTCTCTGATGTGGGCCCCGAAGCTGGTATGTTTACTCAACTGTCTGCGCGGCAGCAGCAGTTCGCTCAATTGAACGCAGCTCGGCGTCACTGGGATGTGGCACAATCCGTGGCGGGTGTTGGCCCGTTGCGTGTGTTACTTGGCGGTGCGGCGGCCATAGCTTATTTGTGGACCGCCCGTCATAGTGTTGTATGGCCCGTATTGACTTGGACCTCGAGTCACCAAGGGGCAACTTCTGTTGGTATTATTTTGGCCCTTTTTGGCAAACAAATCCTTCAGAAGTTTTACGATATCATACAACGCACTAAGTATCGTGATCGCAAGGTAGTTATTTGGTTGGGGCGATGGTTGCGCCCCCGGCCCTTTGATATGACAAGGGTCGAGCAGGCGTCCGAGGATCCTGCATTTGGGATAGAGCACGTGCCTGAAAAGGTCGACGTCATACCCCAGGCCAAACTACCGCCGTTGTTGGCACCCCCTACTGTGACATTAGTACCTATGAACACAGCCTCTATGAGTGTCAGCGCGTCCACCGTTATTCAACCTAGCTACGGTGGGCCCAGCAGCAGTTCGTCTTCCAGTTCCCAAGTTGGAGTGATGCCATTGGTCAAACAAGCCGTGCCTCATGGGTTAGTGGTTTCCACACCTAAGAAGCGTGACAGTGTTAGTGCCTTTGGTTTCACAGGTTCATGGGTTAGGGATTGTGAGCTTGCTACTGAATCGGCAAAACGTAAATTTTCGGATGTCAAGGCAGCCATCCGACAGAAACTGTGGGCAGTCGCTCGTATCGACCCCGAAACAGGGAGTCCAGTCGGTCCTGATGTTGTAGGACCAAATCCCGGCTCGCCGACCCATACTGGGAAGTCGCCGATTTTTGTCACTGGTGAACCAGTTTCTGAACTTGAAAAGATGGTCGCAGCTCGATCTCCACCGAGCCCACCGTCTATTGATCTGGGCAAAATTTCGAAAACCAGCAACCCGATAAAGTCCGTACCAACTCCGGCACCTAGCCCTAGTGTAACAGCCCCGACTAATGGGCGGTACATCAGTGGGAAAGTCCGTGAGCTTGAAGACTTTATGTCCAATCTGAACCTTAAAGACATGCATTATGATATGCCATCTCTTAAACAGGTTGGCTCTGATGTTTCGAAGTTTACTGCTCAGGTGACTCCTCAGGTCGTTAGGAAAGCCGAGGAAGTAAAAGCCCGCATTATGAATACCTTTGGACTGACTACCACTGTATCGTGTGGGTCGTCACGCGCTTACAACCGTTCTTGGTTTAATGCGATGGTTTCTAATCTCGGGCAATGCCACCTTCACGCACATGCTGTTCTCTCAGTAACTGGGACCGAGGTCGCACCGCGCGCGAACAGTATCCATTTTGACATGTTGGACTTCAAGGGCAAAGTGAATCCTGTCCCGATGAAGTGTGTTTGTGAACGTTTTATGCTCAATAATAAGGATGGTACTGAATCCCTCCCTACCGAGCCCCGACGTGGATATTTCTGTCACTATGGGCCAGCTTGGTATGGTGTTTTGCCTGGTGTGCACGCTAACACCATTATTAATGAGCAAGCTAGTTTGTGTAACCGGCATCTTGTTGCACCCTTTTTGGATTCATTAGCTGAATGGCAGGCGGCTGCAAAGCTAGCTGTCAAACGGTTGGTGTTTAACGATTTCCAGTTCGTTACGCTTGATCAGTGGCTCTCTGACCAGCCTCTCAAGCGCCGAGAAGTGTACGGTAAGTACCGGAATCTCCTGGGTAATACCTCTTTTGACCGACCTTTTTATCACATCCGGCAGTTTTTTATCAAGACTGAATTACTGTGTCCGACCCCGGACAAGCCTATTGCTCTTAAGAATCCTCGTGGGATCCAGGGGCTTAAGGTTGCGGAGATGAATATGGTTTTGGGGCCGATGATGGCCACTGTGTGTGCTGCGCTAAAGATGCGCGTTGAT